AGATTCTGGATCTTCTACATACTCTACCGCGGGTTGATATAGGTTAGTTTTATCTATATATCTTACCACTGCTACGCTGTGACGAGACTTCTTTGAGGAGGAGGAATAATTAAAACTACCCTCCACCACGTTAGAATTGTTAAATTGATAAAGGGGTTGCTTGAAAGCGTCTTGAACTGCATGTATGAGGCCATTAGAGTAGTAGACAATTCCCCGAAAAATAGAAGAGAGGTCATTGACAACCTTGTAAGCTTCTTCGCGCGAAGTGATTATATGGTTCATGGTAAAACGGGGCTCTAACCCCCCATTTCCATCAGGAACTATAACATCACAGTATTGGGAAATTTCATACAAGGCCCATTTATCCACTTGGGATTCTTCCAAAAAGTCTCCTAAACCGTATCTAGGATTAGTTAATAAATCATAAAAACACCACGCCGGATTATCGGTCCATTCTTTTTCCACAAGAGCAGGGGTCGGAAAAGGAACCGCCATCCCTGCGGGCCACTGATCTATCTGCTTAAAGCCTCCATCCCAAAAATTATCGCTATCAGTTCCTCCGGAGTATCCTTCGGTAGTCGCTGCTTGGTCTCCAAGAGTGGGGTATTGATAGTTTCCATAGAGAGCTCCATGTGACCCTCCTCTTACCCATGTTGACCCGGCGGGTATAGACGTACTAGCAGTAGGGAGAGTTTCGGTCCCAACTTTCATAATGGCCCCGTTTTGAAAGTAGACTAATTGATCTTCTTTCAGTTTAGTAGTAACCTTACAGTTAATTGTACCGCCTCCTAGCCCCCATCCCGCGTCTAGTATGGTTAGCGCATCACTTCTGCCGTACGTTTTCTTTATGGGGTTGTAATTGTTAGGGATCTTAACTTTTAAAAGCTTCGTGTCGTACGAGCGCGAAGGAATTCTGCTAAAAAATTCGGCATCAAATTTAGAGTATACCATGCTGCTATAAGGGTAACGCAGCTTAGTGCCATAAATTTCTACAATAGAATCTACAAAGCTTTGGTTTTTTAAATAAGCAGTAAGAGACTCTGGGGTTGTCCTGATGATTTTAATTTCCCATCCATTGAAGCCGGGTTGATCAAAATATTCAGAAGGGAAGTCTATAGTTGTAGAACGCACATATACTTGATCTACATGACCTTGTATAGTTTCCGTTTTGTAAAATTCCCATTTAGGGATTTCTGGGGGTGTACCGTCGGTAGTGTCTGAGTAAGTGTCAAATAAAGGGCGGTAATAAATATTGTATCTAATAGAGCGAGCTTTAATGTCTCCATACCCCACTGCTGGGATGTCATCGTCTTCATCATAACTCCTAGGGGCATCATCGTCTCTTATTTGTTCGAACAACTGAGACACTCTCACGCGTAATTGAACTTTGCCGCATTCTTTGTTGATTATTGAATAAGTTTTAGCAACAGTATCTATAGCGGCGCTTTCCGCCAATTCGCTCTGGGATGGTGTACTGTCTTTTGTGGCGCTGGGGATACTGCCCCCTTGGAGGGAAAGGCCGTACAATCTTTCCCCAATAGGTCTTTCAACTGTCAAATCCATCGATTCCTGAAAAGGGAGGTCTGGATTTAAAGCTGCTAAATTGCCCTCTGGTAGCCCCTTAGTATATTCAACGTTGATATTGGAGAAATTATAGAATCCGTTTCTATCTGCTACAGGAGTGTTGTTCCAGTATATAGACTGCAAGAAGCCCAAGTCCTTGCGCTGTTGTTTGGCCTCCTCACTGTCTGAGTCAACGAGGGTCCCCGTCGCGATATAATGAGTAAACCCGTTGGACCCCATCCAAGGCGTTGTTGTAGTGTAGCCAGTGGCCCCCTTTGCTCCTTCGAAGCTCCATGTCCCGGAGACGAGGCCTTCTATAGAACCTTCTCCTATTAAATCTACAACTTCTGCATCAGAATCTACTACTACTAATTGCCCCTTGCTTTCGTCCGAGGAAATTTTGCCGGACACCACTCCTCGTTGGTCTGTAACCGGCGATCTATTAGTGGGAACCGACCCTCCTCCAAAAAAATTCGCCAACAAAGCAGGGCTCCCCATGGTCAGAGAGTCCCATATCACATCCACGGCGTTATCCAATAAGATTAAAGGTATTTCATAAACGAAACATATAGCCGCAATAATTATATCTATGTCACTTATCATGTTGCAAAAGGTTTGTTGATTTGGAGAATCCTCTTATAGAGCCTTTGGTCGGTTCCTCTCATATTATATCTTAAGCCGTAATCTGTGCGGCCCCATACGATATTATTGTTACCTTTATTAGGGTTTTTTGTAAAAGGAACTCCGGCTGAAGCATCAGCAATATCGTTAGAAGCTTGTATTACTTGGCTCCCTACAAGGAGCCTTCCATAGCCTACAAAAACTGGCCCACCTTCATTAGTTACGTTTTGAGGTCCCGAAAAAGTATAGGAAGGCCTCCCTCCTCCTTCTATCTCTCTAAAATCATCAAATTCTGGATCAGGAGTCAGAAGGTTTGCTACCCCCGCAGCAACAAGACCTATACCTGCTACTACTGCCGCCCCATACATACTACCCCATCCAGCTGCTCCCATAGCCATTGGAGCACCAATCCAAATTAAGGCTACCCCCAAGATGATAGTGAACCAATCAAACCAATCCTCAGAGCCTTCTATGACGGGCACTATATCAATAGATTTCAAATTTGAGATTTTTTCTAAACAAAGTTGGGAAGATTTCAGTCCTTCGGGAGTGCTCGGATCTTTACCTTCCTCAATAAGGAAATCTTGCTCATTGATTAGAACGCGATATTTAATATTCTTTTTGTCATTATTTAGAAGGCACGTATAGAATTTTTTACAACTAGACTGGACCCCCCTTATCGCGTCTCGCACATTCGCCGCTTTAAGATTCCATTCTTTTTCACCGACTTGCTCAGCAAGAATTCCATGCAATGTAACTTTAACTCTGTTCATTTAAATTGTTGTATCTGTATATTTTAAAGATTTTTTTTCTTGTGAGCCCCGAAAGCTTTTCAGTAGTGGGAAACCGTTTGCGAGGATGATGGTACATCATTCCTTCTCCTATATAAACTCCTACGTGACATGGGCCAGCACCCTTAATTAACTCAAAAACTAATACGTCATGTTTTTTGAGAAGCTTAAGGCCGCAAGAGGGGCAGTCGCACCATTCTATTCTTGAGATGGGCAGTCCTGTTAGGTCGTCGTCTTTATCTTTTAAAGCCTCCAACGTTTCAGTGTCCATTTTATTAAGATCAAAAAGATTTTCTATTAAGTCCGGATTCCTTTCTAACCAGTCAGTACCAAGATCGTTGTTTCCTGAAACTTCTACCCCTAAGTCTTTGTAATAATCTTTTACTAAGGTGTAGCAATCTCTTTTTCCTAATTCGAATTTTTTATCAATATCTACGACTTTTTCTTTTTTAGGATCGTAGCATAAAAAGTTGTCTGTGGGTAAATGGTAAAGGAAGTAAGGTACGTTATGTCCATGACTCATTTGTTTATCCTCCATGGAAAATTCTTTATTATTCCCGATATGAGAATGATAGACCCCTCTTATCTCCCCTTTGCGAGACGCTTGGAGATAGTCTCGCGGGGAAATACTGAAGTGAGCACTGGGATTTTCGGACCTATTGTAACATTGTAACGCTTCTTTTTCGAAGACGAAGCCGCAGCATTCCTGTTCTGAATTTTCTTGAGCATGGGTCCTTATTTGTTTTTTAATATAGTCAGCGATCATCATTATCCTCCTCGGGCTACTTTCCGCGCAGCAGGGAACCCTCCAAAAGGGAGGCCTCCAGCTTTAGAATTTTCATCTCTTCCAGCGTCCCCTCCAATAAGGCAGCCACCTCCCGTGGCCGCCTGCCCATTGACCCCCCATCTTAATCTGCAGCCACGTAACGTTTTGGAGCACTCGTCCGCGATCCAATAATCGCTATTAGGGGGAGGGGTAGCAAGGGGGACATCTCCTTTAGCCACGAAATAGTATTTGATCTTGTCTTTAATTATATATACTACTTCATCCTTCGAGTAGCTAACATCTTTTATGATCCCTCCTGTTGAATTTGTTGCTTGTTGGTCGCGGTCCCATTCATCCAGCACTGACCCTTTGTAACCAGCCGTATTTCCTGTAATAGATTTTATTAGTTCGTCATTGTCGGTTGCTACAGGGGGAGCATGGTCTGGTAATGTTATTTGGTGGGTTGAAAGCTGGGCTTTCTGTAAGACGGGAACACCTTGTTTCCCATCTTCAATTTCACTTTTATTTACACATTCATACCAACATCCCGGGCCTCGGTATTCCCAATTGCATCTATCCGAGATAATGACGCGGCGGGGGATTTTTACCCCTTCAAGATCCAGACTAGAGGAAAGTTGGTATTGAAGAGTATTCTTGTTCTCCGAAGTCTTTCTTTCGATATAGTAAATGTCCTGAGGGAGCTCGGCGTTAGGATCTGGTTCATACCCCTCGGGAAGTTCTTGCATTCTGGGTGAGAAAACTCTGTCACGAGGATTGGATCTTATAATTGTATTGAAATCAAAATTCTCCCAATCTAAATATTTGGCGAAGGTACGTCTTCTGGTCACTTTTGCCCCGATGATATCCCCAAACTTTAGAATAGAATGCTTCAACAGCGTTAAAAGAGTGACAGCTTCACTACTTTGACTGGCTATAGTAAGAGTAGGGGTGGGAAGCGCTCCCTTGCTGGAAGTTTCAAAACCACTCCCTTGGATCGGTACTGGCCAGTAGTCTTCGCCATTCCATATAATTTTGGAATTAAAGACCTTAATATTATTATGAAAGCGTAAGATCTTATCTACAGCGCCGGGGAAACCCATGTTCGCCGCTTCAGCCTGAAGGGACGGTTGAGACGCGGCATCTAAAATATCGCTAAGATCTATTTCAAACAGGGTCACCATTGCAGAAGGCGTCAAATTGCTCATTTCATG